CATGGCGCATCTGGAGTATCTTTCACCTTTTCTGTCTTACCACTTATATGCTTGTGTCCACGAATGAGGCTATGAGACACATCCAGGAGTATTTAAAAGAAAGTCAGATATTAGGTTTTGGTCACCTGGAAACCGTCTTAACCAATTTGGTCTATCGGTCATAAATTTATGCCAAATCCGTCCGTGAAGGTTGACCTGTTTAAACTTCATAATACTGGAGTTCCAAACACCACTTACGGGGTTAAAATCATTCATACCTACAAAATCCTTATCAGGTTCATATGTAAAAAAACAATCTATATTGTCTGTAATAACTACATCTAAATCGGTGTATAATGTGTCGCCTGGTAAATCTACATCAGGATGAAATAGTTGTAATTTATTCCACCAGCCTTGTAAATCTGTTTCAGGAAACTTTCTAATATCTATATCACCCTCAACCATCTTATGCATTTTAACATGGTCAGTAAATACAATAAATTTTATAGGTAATGTGGTGTTTTTTTTCACCATGTTATAGAGTTTTTGAACATACTCTACGGGATATTTGTCACCATAACATACACAAGCAAAATTGTACATTAAAAACCTAGCCAATTAAAAACAGCTCTTATACTTAATATCATATACATACATTCCATAATCATTCTTGGCCAATCTTTATCTTTGTAACCAAACCATATCCACATTACACAAGCAGCTACACTTAACGACCAACCAACCCATTGTGTAGATATGTTGGCACTTGATAGTATGAATACACTACAAACTGCTAGTAATAATCCTAACCATCTAAATTTGTTCTTGAAGAACCTTGAAGGCAATACCATCTTCAATCTCCTTTATTGTAAACTGGTTATATGATAACATATTCATCCATTTATTTATTTTATTATTATCAGGTTTAAATGGTAAATTTATTTTACTTATGTCTTGACTAGATACAAAATTAGCAACATTCTTTTCATCTGTTATACACGGCACACCACTTGTTATTGCGTCAACAGCGGCTAATGACATGTTAGTAACTAAACAATGAGCACCTTTTAAATCATCTTTTATATCTGTATTCCACCATTTATTACCTGGTCGTGGTTTATTTCTTAATCTTATTGGTCTATCTGTACATTTTTGTATTTTATCCGTAGTTTGTTTTATCCATTCTTCTTGTGAAATATCATTGATATATGATGTTACGGTAGGAGATGAAGGACATACTAGTATATGTTCGCCTGATTGCCAACCTTTAAACTCTGTATCTAATCTTTTATTATCACACTCTGATAGTTTAGTAGTATGAATACCACCTTTACATATTCTAAAATATGTTTTATCATAATTGTTTATAATCGGTTCTGGATATCTTGTAATTTGTTCAGTAATATAACCATTATCTACATACCACCATTCTAAACCTTGTTCTTGACATTCTGTTATTTGTCTAATATATTGACCTGCTAAACCCCAAAAGAAGTGTACATCTTTACCCTCGTCTTTCCAGCCTTTTTCAATAGCAGGCATAAGTTGATGTGATAAACATTTATCCCATGGTAATTTATGTGTTATAATCATTTTAAATCTATCTTTATTGTATCGTAATAAATGTCAAACCACTCGTCAGCATAATCACTTCTAGCATATTCTTCAAAGTAAGGACCACCTAATGTCCAATGTACATTTTTTGCGTTAGGGTTGTAATCATATTCACCTACCAACCAGTTCCAATCTAATGGTATTTCACCTATTGCGTCATCATTTATAAGCCATTTAAATTGATGTAATTCTAAACCAGAGGCATTATTTACAAAATCTGGTTCTAATCTATGACACATTTGATTTTGCATTAACATCATACTAGACCAATTTTTCTTTTCAAACTTTTCATTCTTAGCACCTCTAAACTTATCTTGTTTAGGTTCATAATCATGTTTACAACACATAACACTATATCTCATATTACGCATACTCCATAGTTCAGCAATATCACCTCTAAACATCATATCACAATCCATGAATATGGACCAACCATCAAACTTTCTTAATGAGGGTACCATAAATCTACTAAACGCAAAATCTGTTGATTGATTTGGTTGTTTATCTCTTGTAAACTTTGGTAAATTATTTAAACATAGTGGTGTAATTGATACAGGTTGACTAGAATTTCTCCTAATACTTTCTGACAATACATGATAAGCAATCTTTTCTCCCTCATCATAACCTATAAAAACATCTATCATATTCTAGCCTCCGGACTACGACCTTTTAGTTTTCTAGGACCTTTGGTGTGGTCATACACTTCACCTAATATTGACCTAGCTTGTACATGACCTGGTTTACCATCACCAATGTTATGATTTTTTGTACCTCTGTTTTCAAATTCTTTTCTTACATAATCCCAAATATAACTATCATGTTGTTCTTTTAAATTATAAATGCCATCTGTATCATATAATGATTTCATTCTATTTGCATAAGAAATAGTATCTTTATGTTTTAAATTAAAGTATAAAAAACCACATTCACTATAATGATTACCTCTTCCTAGATAAGACATCATACAATCATCTTTATGAATATGTTTTTTTATCCATTCTTCATCAATTGGTTTATGAAATACGCTGTCTGCGTCAATACAAATTAATCCATCTACCTCTTGTGTCATTAAGGCATGTGTATATGCATATACTTTATAACTAAATCTAACACCATCTGTTATAAAATCAAGACTTTTTTCTTTAAAGTCTGATATAGGTTGTCTATGTTTGTTTCTATCAACAAACTTTTTTAAATCTGGTAAGATTGACTCATCTTCATTGTAAACAATTACCTCAAAAGGCCAATTATATGTTTTTTTAAATCTATGAGCATATGCTTCATATAGATTATTATTCCAGGTAGTTATTACTTTAAATGTTGCCATGGTTTACCTTGTCTGATTTCTTCTACTGACCATTGAGCATACGCTAGGTCATATAATAGTTGTTCTCTTTCACCAAGTTTAGGATTTTCTATCTGTTCTAAAGAGTGTGATGATATTGGCCATATAAAATTATATTCACAACAAGTTATAACAGGTATGCCCTCTATAATTGAATCTACACTTGAACCACTAGTATAAGATACGGTACACCAGGCATTGTGTAAACTATCTTTTATATTTTTATTTTTATCATAACTAACTCTATTGGTGTAATTAAATTTATTAACTACTTCTTTCAGTCTTAATTTATTTTCTGGATGGTCTCTCACAATTATATCTCTATCAGTATTTTTTAATAACATTTTAATTGTGTTTATTAACCATAATTCTAAATCAATACCAAATAGTGAGGCGTCATATGAATTTTGACCAATAACTAATACATGGTCACCTTTATTACGCCAATCTTTAACATTAATACCCATAGAATTAAATCTGTCTGGTGATGAATTTTTATTTTTAAAATCTGATAACCCTCGCATGTAATGGTTTAAACCCACCCTATAACTATCATGTTCTTGTGTTATTTTTCTATTTAATAAAGGTGTTTCAAAGACTATAAGTTTACCCTTATGATTATCAACTATGTCATTTTTTAAGCTATGATGAGAAGTTGCATTTTTCTTCCATGAACCTAATATAATAGCAACATCACATGGTTCATATTGTTTGCTATGTGTTACATCAACACCAATACTATTAGCAAACTGATTTAATAACAACTGTTCATGTGGTTTTGGTGTTGAATTAATAAAAATTAAGTTTTTCATTACCACACATTTTCGCCATTTAAATGTTTATAAGCTTTACCTGATTCCATCTCTTCTTCCGTAAACTGAGCACACATTAAAGATTTTACCCAATCCATCCTCTCTCCTGTATATAAGGGGTCTTTTATCTGGTCTAACTCATTTAAACCTAGACTAACAGGATATGCTGGCGAATGTTCACTACAATAACTTGGAATGCCTGACATGACAGCTTCTACAGCACACATTGAATGAAAAGATACCATAGCATAACAATCTTTTAAATCTTGACTTAAAGGTTTGTCAAGTTTTTCTCCCCACTCTGCATTATTTTTAAATTTTTGTCTAACAACTATTTCTCTTCTAGTATGTTTTTTTAGTTTTTTTACAATATCATTTTGCCATTCTATTCTATCAATACCATACCACTTTGCTGTATGATAACTAGGTGGTATGACTAAAATGTGTTTACCCTCATATTGCCATGGTTTTGGTGTAAGTTTATCTCTACACCCTTGATTTAATTTATCTATGAGATTATCATATCTTCTATCTACTTTGTATGATTTTTCAAGATAGTTTTTTTGAGTATTATTTTTACACACTCTATACCATCTATCGCCTGTTATTGATTGTTGATAATCCGAAAAGAAAAAATATGGTTGGTCAAAGTAGTACCAATCTCTGCCCTCTGACACGCAAACATCATGTATTTTTTTTGTGTTTCTTAATAAACCTTGAAATACTGCTGATGTATTTTCTGGTATCTCACCATTCCAATTTGGCCAAATATAATCAAAAATTACTTTATCTTCTTTTTTTATATTAAGATTATTATTTTCTTTTACATGAAATATTTGACTCTTTAATTTACTTGTAAATGCTTTTAAGAAAGGAGCTGACGCTTTTCTGGTTTCAAATATGTAAGTTTCCATAACCAACCTTTTGTATATAATAACTATCTACAATATCTGATATGGGGTTACCAACTTTTTCAGTATCAAATAGTTTCTTCAAATCAATTTTTGTTTCTTTCACAAATGCCTCATACATCATGTCTTTGTCTGCGTTACCTTTACCTGTAGCACCTTTTTTAACAACACTAGGCACTACTATATCATACGATATATTTCTTTCTTGTAAACAATATTTGAGTATGCCACAATTTTCAGCTATTTGAAAAAGACCTTGACCTTTAGAACCATAAGAATAGCCTTCAATATAAACTTTTAAATTATTACCTAGTATGTGAAATTTATTGATTGCCCATTTAGATATATTAGAAAATCTTTCTATGGGTGTATTGTAATCTTGGTGTTCATCGCCAATAATATTGTTAGCAATCTTACCTAGATGTTTCTTTTTCTTTGTCAAATAATAAAACATAATATCATTGTCATTATTTACACAAACACAAGGACTGGTTAAACTATAATCAATTCCAATTATCGTCTTCTTCGTCTTGTTCTTTATTAATCCATTCAACATTGTCTTCCTCATCTTCTACTTCAAATCCACAGAAAGGACAAGTAAGAGGTTCTAAATCTTGCTCATCAATATCCCATGC